TATAATAGTGTTACTTGAAAAACTGTAGCCGCCATACGTTAGTCCTACATTTTATTGGATTAAATCCAGTCTTTTAACTCTTCATTCATTACTTGTGAAGCAATATCTACTTTTTTACGTAAAGCTTTAACAATTTTTTCATCAACTGTGTTTTCAGCAATAATATCTACGTAAGTCATTGAGTTTTTCTGACCTATTCGATCTATTCTAGCTTCGGATTGAAGTCTTTTTTCTAAGTCATAACCATTAGAGTAGTAAATCATTGTAGATGCACCAGTAAGTGTAATTCCATACCCACCTGTCTGTGGTGTACCTACTAAAAATCTAATTTTACTTTCAGGGTTTTGTATTTCTTTAATTGCTTTTTGTCTATCTTCTGTAGTTGTGTCACCAAAGTAAGTCATTACAGAACCAGGATATTCTTCTTCAATTGCTTTTACAATTGTAGCTATATCATGACGATAGTGAGCCCAGATAACAGCTTTACCTTCAATTTCTTCTAATACATTCATCAACTCACTTGTACGATTGTTTTTAATTTCTTGTACTTTGCCGTCATCAGAAACAAAATGACCACATGTAATCTGTTGCATTCTCATAAGCTGCACAATAACATTTACTGTAGTTGTTAATTTACCATTTAACTCAGCAAGAGCTAATTTTTTCATTTGTTTGTAAACTTTGTCTTGTTCTGGTGTAAGCTGAATAATTCTTTTCATAAAAGTTTTAGGGGGTAGATCTAAACAATCGTCTTTTAATACACGATAAGAAAATTCTGTTATCTTATTAGATAATTCAGGTAAATTTTTGTAACCTTTTATTATCTGTACTGAACGACCACCAAAATGCGCTGTCTTCATTTCTGCATATCTATTACGAAAAGCATAATAAGAACTAAAGTCTAATAAAAAAGGATCTAAGAAATAACACTGTGTAAACAGATCAAGAGGAGATTTAGTAACAGGTGATCCTGTCAAAATTCTTCTGTACTTAGAATGGCTAGATAAACTTAATATATTTTTAGTTCTTTTTGCAGAAGGGTTTTTAATAGAAGTAGATTCATCAATAGCTGTCAATGTTTCGTGGCAACGTAAAAACTTTAAGGCAAAATCAAGGCCTTTTTTTGTTGAAAATGCTTCTACATTCATTATTAAAATATGTAGTTCTTCACCTGTTTCAAACAAAGTGTTTAATTTTTTTTCTTGTGTTTTATTAATCATAGCCTGCCATAGAACCATTTTTTTATCTATGTGGTCTACTAAATGTGTAGGTATTTCAGAGTCCTGCCAATTTTTATAAACACCTTTAGGTGCTATAATTAATGCTCCATTAATTTTACCCTTATCATAAAGCATAGCTATATTGTCTATTAATACTTTTGATTTACCTGTACCCATCTCCATAAAATAAGCATATGCTTTTTTATTACATGATTTTTCTAATGCTTCTATTTGATGAGCATAAGGTTTAGTTTTAAATTTATAATCCATATTATTTCTTCTTTCTGGTTGACACCATATATAAAATAAAGTAAAAGTCAAGCATGAAAGTAAATGAAGACATAATAAAATCAGATGATCCTATAGTTTATTTATTACAAGAAGTACCTGGTACTAAAATTGGTAGACCAAAATACAATATTATTGGTGCACAAAAGTTTGGTGAAATAAAAGTTCTTTTAAGTGAGGACACACAAATAATTAGAAGTCCAGGACCAGTAATTTATAGAATAAGAAGATTGTTAAAAAATTTTTCAGATAAGGATTATTTATTGTTATCTGGAGATCCAAAAGTTATTGCTTTAGCAACAGCCATAGCTTGCGAAATAAACAATGGAAAGTACAAAACATTAACTTGGGACAGACAAGAAAAAATGTATTACTCAACTCCATTTAACATACATGAAAGAGGAGAAATAAATGAATGAGGAAAAACTACAAAAGATGTTTATTGAGGATGCACCTCAAGACGTAAATAATTTAACTGGTGTAGAAAGTTTATCTGACCTAGTTATACAACTACAAAAACTAGAAGATGACATCTTAAAAGATGAGGAACATCTAAAGTTAAAAAAACAAAAAGCAGACAAAATTTCACAGATAGCTATTCCAGAAATAATGGAAGCATTAAAAATGAAAACTATGAAATTAGCAGATGGTTCTGCAATAGAAATTAAAGAGATATATAGCGCAAGTATTCCTGTAGCAAATAAGGAAGGCGCTTTTAACTGGCTTCGAGACAACGACTTAGGTGATCTTATTAAAAATGAGATCACAGTTTCCTTTGGTCGTGGCGAAGATAACAAGGCGAGCGGTTACGCAGACCTTGCAAAAGGTCATGGGTTTGAACCAACTCAAAGGTTGAAAGTAGAACCTATGACACTTAAAGCATTGTTTAGAGAGCGTTCTGAGAGTAATCAGGAACTGCCTTCTGAACATTTTAACCTGTTTAAGGGAAACAAAACAAAAATAACAAGGAGCAAATAACATGAGTCAAGAAACAAGTGACGTAACAGTAAAAAAAACAAATGCAGTAGCAACCTTAGACTTTGTTGCAGATTCAGGAATGGGTTTGGAAAACATAGATAAGAGTGATCTTGCATTACCTTTTCTGAAACTACTACAAAGTGGTTCAGATGAAACAAAAAAGAAACATGCTAAGTATGTAGAAGGCGCAGAAGCCGGCATGTTTTATAATACAGTTACAAAAAAACTGTACAATGGAGAAAAAGGAATTGAAGTAATTCCTGTTTTCTATAAAATGACGTACCCAGAATGGGCACCTTTTGAGAGAAAAGAAGGTAGACCTATTTCTAACGATAGGGGTCCTAGCATTATGGCCAATACAACCCAAAATGATAGAAACAAAGATATGTTGGACAATGGTAATGAAATCATTAAGACAGCAAATCATTTTGTTATAATCAATGGGGATAGACCAGAAAAAGCTCTGATGACAATGAAATCTACTCAGTTAAAGGAAAGTAGAAATTGGAATTCATTAATGGAAAATGAATTTGAATCAGCACCTTCTGGTAAATCTGTACCGGCACCTATATTTTCAAGAGTTTATAAGTTAAATTCTGTAGAAAATTCAGGAAGCTTTACTTGGCATGGATATAAAGTGTCTATGTTAAAAAAAGTAGATGATGCAGGTCTATATCAAATGGCTCGTGATTTTCACAACTCTTTAAAGAACGCTCAGACAAAAACTGCAGCTGCTTCCACTGAGGAAAATAAATCAAACTACTAGTTTCTCGTAAGAGAAAAATGGGCGGTCTAGGGAGACTGAAGCCGCCCATAATTTAGACAAAGTTTTTGTTTAAGGGATCATTATGGTAAATGAATTTATAAAATTGTTTTCTGGTTATGCGGGAGACTTTGGTATCGCTGATATGTCATCAGCAAAATTAGATGCTGAAAAAAATAAACTAAAACCAGACTACGAATGGTCTGGAAGACCTATCACTACTATAGATTATGAGAATCATATTAAAGGTAATATATCTATAGGTATACAACCATGTAGATTAGATAAGACAGCACAATTTGGTTGCATTGATGTAGACCCTAAAAATTACGCAAATTTTAAAATAGAAAAATACCTGGCATTATTTGCACAGTACAATCTACCTTTAGTTCCTCTTATGTCTAAAAGTGGAGGACTTCATTGTTATCTATTTTTAAAGGAACCTATTCCTGCTTCTGATTTAATAGAAGCATTAAAATCTTTTCTGCTTCCTTTGGGTTTAAAACCCACCACAGAAATTTTTCCAAAACAGAAAGAATTAAAGGAAGATGACAAAGGAAACATAAAACCAGGAAATTTTATTAACTTACCTTATTACAATAATGGTCAAACACATAGGTATGCAGTAGACAAAGACAACAAAAAATTATCATTAGAACAATTTATAAAATACGTAGAAGAACTTAAAACTGACAGCAGCACCTTAGACTCCCTAGTAGATCAAACACATAAAAATATTTTAGTAGGTTCAGATCCAGAATTTAATGATGGTCCTCCTTGTTTAGCTTTGTGTTCAAAATCTAAACTAGATGATGGCAGAGATAGATTTATGTATAACTACATGGTCTTTGCTAAAAAGAAATATAAAGATAAATGGACAGACCAATTAATGTTTGCCAATACTAAGTATTTAGAAACACCTTGGGACAAAGCCAAGTTAGATCAAAAGATTAAAGCATGGGATAAGGAAACAGCCGGTCATACTTGTTATGAAGATCCTATTCAAGATAAGTGTATGAGAAGTTTATGTTACTCTAGAGTTTTTGGAGTTAAGTCAGATAACATAAATGCTTTTCCAGACATAACAGACTATCAAATAATAAAGTATGAGAGACCAGAATATAGATTTAATGTTGTTATGCCAAATGACGACAAAATAGAAGTAGTAATACCTGATGTAGATATAATGACAAATCAAAAAAAGGTTTTAGATCTTATATGGGAGCAGACAGGAATATATTTTGAACCTTTAAAACCAAAAGATTATAGAGTTAAATTAACAGATTGGAGAAAAGATTGTCAAAACATTAAACCACCTGAAGGAACAAGTACAGATGATATACTGGGTAACGAGTTATATAATTATTGTGTTAATGGACCACAAGCTAGAGAAAGAATACAGATAAGACTAGGCTCATGTCTTACAGAAGATGGTCACCATTACTTTAAGTATCAATCTTTTATTTCTCATTTAGGTAATGATTGGAAAATATCTAAAGAAAAAATAGGACACAAACTAAAAGTAAAATTTAATGTTGAGTTTAATTATTCTTTGAAGATAGAAAACAAAGTAGAGAAGGTATGTAAACTAAAACAATTACATGTAGATAAAATAGAATACAAACCTGTAGAGCGAAAGGATTCTAATTACTAATGAGGTATAAAGTAATAGGTCCTCCAGGTACAGGGAAGACTAAGACATTGTTAGATGAAGTAGATAAATATTTAAAGAAAGGTGTTCCTTTAAATCGTATAGGCTATTTTGCATTTACAAGAAACGCAGCCAATGAAGCAAGAGATAGGTTTTTAAAAAAGAATGAAGACTTGACTAAGAAAGATACATTGTATTTTAAAACATTACACTCTTTAGCTTTTCATAATTTAGGATTAAACCAAGATAATGTGATGAATGAATTACATTACAAAGCTATTGGTGAAACATGTGGCATACAAATTAAATATGCAGCATATGAGAGCAACGCATGGAATGGAATATTTAGTTCCAACAGTGAGTATTTAAATTTAATAAATTTAGCCAGAGTAAAAAGAATAGATACACTACATCAGTTTGATTTAAACGAGCATTTAAGTAATGTTGAAAGAGATAAGTTAGATGCAATAGATAAAGAAATAAATAGTTATAAAAAAATTTATAACCTAATAGATTTTACAGACATGTTAGATAAATTCTTAAAAAAGGGCACTGTTAAAGGTAAATTAGACGTTATTTTTGTAGATGAAGCACAAGATTTATCAAAAATACAGTGGGATATGTTAGAAAAAATTGAAAAAGAAAACGATGCAGATGTATGGATTGCAGGTGATGACGATCAAGCTATTTTTGGTTGGGCCGGAGCTTCTGTCATGTCTTTTATAGATTGGAAAGCTAAGGAGATACCTTTAACACAATCAGAAAGAGTACCTAGTGCAATACAAAAAGCTGCTCTGTCTATTGTAGATAGAATAGAAGAATACAGATTAGATAAAAAATATTATCCTAAAAAAGAAAAAGGACAAATACTTGAGGTAATAAAAATATCTGACATAGATATGTCTAAAGGAAGTTGGTTGATATTAGCTAGAACAAATACTCTATTAAAAGAAATTCCTAAAATGTTAAAACAAAAAGGTTTGTTTTTTAAAACTTCTGATGGCAAAAATAGTATAGGTAAAAATTTATACGAAGACATTGAGTATTGGAACAAGATGAGAGAAGGAAAAAAGATACCAGAGATAATTGAACAAAGAATACTAGAAAGAATTAAGGGAAGTAAACCAGATCTTAAATTAGAATGGCATAAAGCATTTACTAATGAAACATTGTCTAAGATAGATTATCTAAGGGTTTTACTTTCTAACAAAGAAAAAATACACAAAACTCCTAGAATAACTGTTTCAACAATACATAGTGCAAAAGGTGGGGAGGCAACAAATGTTGTTTTATTTTTAAATGAAACAACCAACACAATAAAAGCAGCAAGCAAATCAAGATCTAAAAGAGATGAAGAATTTAGAGTTTGGTATGTAGCTGTAACAAGATCAATGAAAAATTTATTCTTAATAAAAAATAATAACAAAAGGAAGGAATTTACAATATGAAAGCTTACAAAAAACAAATTGGTGGATCTCATTACAAAGACATGGTTATGCAGCCAAGTGAGTTTATAAATAAGAACCGTTTGCCTTTTGCAGAAGGATCGGCTATAAAATACATATGCAGACATGCAGCGAAAG